CAACCCGTCACCCTCACCCCGGTCCGTTTTGCCCTCATGGCTTTTGAGCGGTGGCGCCATCATTTCATGGGGGATAACCAGATCCGGGATGCCGTCAATAACGACCCGCCGTTCAATGTCCTGGCCGTCATCGCCCTTGATTTTTTCAGCCGCTAATTTTTGGATGAGCGTGGATACCGCGTAGAGGGTTTTCCCCGAGCCAGGAACGCCCGTAATTAAGTAGATCATTTTGCGACAACCCAACGAGTTGCAGACACAGCAGCCCAGATGCCGACACGGGAGGTCATCGCGCCGCAGATGATGCCCAGGCACTGAGGGATGCCAGCCAGGGACGCCAATTGCATGACGTCACCGGCAACAGAGGCCCAATTGGCTGTGGCTTGAGCCATGAGCAATTGCATGCCGGACGTGATGCCCGTAAACGTAACGGTGCCGACGCCTAGCATGGTCAAGACGCGGAACGCCAGAGGCCCCGCGATGGACATTAGGAATGATGCAAGTGTCGTCATTGGATTTTGAAACTATCGGCCAGGATATAGGCGGCCATGACACCCGCCATGCAAATAAAGAGGGTACGAAGCAGGCCGAGCCGATCACACAAGGGTCGATAGCTTATGGCGTATGAACGACCAATGACGTTGAAGGAAAGGTCTGACGGACAGCCGTTTGATGAGCTAAAGACCTCGGTGATAACCTGAAAAGGAATATCACTTTTTGCGAGTTTGTCGGGGTCCTGCTTGTCGCCATAGTTGGAACATCCGATGATGTCGGGATATTTGTCGCAATCTGTTTGCGTGTTTGCTGATGCTGGCTTTGGTGTGCCGGGAAGGGCAGGGTCAGCCGTTTGCATAACAAGCGGCGATGGCGAATTGGTAATAACGTCTTTTGGCTGGACGTCCACGCGCCAGGGCTCGGCAACGGTGGGGGAGGGTACAACGTCAACAGCGGGTGAGGTGTATTGAACGGGTGAGGTGTTCGGAATGGGAACAGGGTCACCGAGAGGGACGCGGTACGGTTGGGGGGTTTGAACGGGCGTCGGGTTTGGCAGGGGGTAAGGGACCGGAGAAGGCAACGGGCTTGGATTTATAACGGGAGCTTCGACCGGCCAGGGAATAGTTTTGGGCAATACTTTTGGCAGTTCGTCGGGAATGGGACGATCGCCAATGACGCGTGAGAAATCATCCGGGGTAGTGATGTTGCGAAGCTGCTCAGATGAACCGGTCACCTGCTTGTATAGAAAGGGAATCGGCCCTCTCGGTTGCCATGCGCCCCAATAATAGAAAAAAAGGTTGTAGGTTTCGCCGCCGGTTTCCTTGCTTACGAGTTCGACTTTAAAAGGGTAAGCCGGATTCGTTTTCGAGTAGGCCTCATAAGCGGTAGTTCCACAATTTGCGTTGTAGCAAAGATTCTGAACGAGGGTGGGGACAGTCTTAGAGCCGTACCATGAACCATCTTGAAATAGGACGTTTTCTCCGTCTTGATTTTTGGTTTTAAGCCACTGGTAAAGATCGTAGGACGCCGTTCCAACGGCAGCAGCTGCAAGCAGCCCGGACACAACGGGATTTGCAAAAAGGGCTATGGCACCAATTTTTGACGCGTTGGACGCAAACCGCATAGATGCAGGCATAGTGACAGCTTTTCCGCCGACATTGACAACGGCAGACGTCGATATACGGCCGTACATCACGGAGTCATTCGCAGCCTGAACAAATGTTTTGGCAGCGGCATCATAGGTGCCAGACGGGACAGCCTGAGCGTACCCAGCCCAGGAACCGGACGCGCCAAGGGTCAAGGCAAGCGCAAGCGCCGCCCGTTTTATCGGAAAGAGAGCGAGAGCAGGAAAACTAAGCCCAGGCCGTAGGCCATTAGTAGCGGGTCGAACATCGTTTTTTTTCCTCATGGTTAAGCCTCGGGACGCTTGAGCAGCAGATTCTTGACTTGCTTGACACCCCAAATGACAGCAGCCGCCGCCAGGATGAGGCCGAACATTTTTGACAGTGCCGCATATTCGTCAGGAGTCGCGGTGCCAAACGCATCCTTGACGGTTATCTGTGCAGACGTACCGCCGCCAGTGGCAGAAGCCGCACCCGCGATGAACGAATCAACCTTGGTTTGCATCAAGGTTATGGCCGCGTTTTGCGTGTTGATGGAATCCTGCCAAGTAGGCAACGCCTGCAATGCGTTATTGGTCCAGCTGGTAAAAGTTGTGTAATACGTGGTCGGTGTGGCGAGCGAATCTCGCAGGATTAGCGTAGAGGTTTGCAGCACCGGGTCATCGCTGCACGAATACGCCTTGAATGGCGCTTTAGTAGATGCGACCACATTGAGCGAGGTCATCAAGGCAATCATCATTGCATTGCAGGAGTTATCCACGGCAACGACAATTTTTGTATTTGTCTGGTTCGTCGTGAAGGTAACAACCGCCCAGGCTTGAGAGCAGAGCAGGGCGCACAACGCCAGGAGGTAGAGCCGGATTGATTTCACGATTTTTGCCTATGGTTGCAGGTGTAGCCCCGCAAGGAGCCACACGAACAACCCGAGGGTTTAGCGACCGATCAGGCGCAGGATTTTCTTCACGCCAAACACAGCAGCACCCATAGTGACCATGGCGCCGAGGACGACCAGGGTAGCCGCTTGTGCGTCAGCAATGCCGCTGGTGGCTGCAGTCGTATCGATAGCTGCGAAAGACGACACAGCACCCAGGGCCAGAGCAGCAACGCCGCCCAATTTAAAGATCTTGTTCATAACGAACCTTTCAAAATTACCGAGTAACCCACCCGGCGAGGGTCGATGCAACGCGCACCAGATTCAAAAAATAGCCTTGTCAATTAGCCGCTTGACCCAGATATTCAGGACGACACCGACAACACCAATAGCAACGAGGGACGCAACGCCCTGCAAAAATAATTCGGTCATGCGAAATTCACTTTCGAATAGGCCCCGTCATGCCAGCGCTGCGAGACTTTGCGCAGTGGGGTGACGATGAGACCGTGGGGGATTAGCTGGACCGAATAGGCCGGGTCCAATAGTTCGCCCGTCGCCTTGACGAGCAAGCCGATTTTTTTTCTAACGACTTCGCCCACGCCGTAATCAGCCTTGACCCACTCCGGCAGATTGAGCCAGGAGCGAACACCGCGAGCTTGTGGGGTTAGGCCACCTATGCCGTAGAGCCGCAACCCTTTTGGAAACCGGGTCAACTCGCCGAGCTTGGACAGGTATTTCATGAGGTAGCCAACGCCGCTTTTTGCTTTTTGCGTGTTGCTCATGCCATGTGGCCAGAATTTGGACTTTGTTCCATAGCTGCGGTCCCATTGAGGCATCCGAACGCCTTGAGGTAGCCACACCAGGAGGTGATAGTGCACAGCGCCACGGCTTTGCAGCTCTGCAACCCAGGTATAACGGCAGGGAATCGACTTGCGGTAGCACCACTTGCGAAACAGATCAAGCGACTTGCTGATATGGTTTTTTTGCCAGTCATCGACGCCGCGATAGGTGAGGGTGACGAACCAGCATTGAGGGGCGCGGAAGCCGTTGTCAGCAAGGCCATGAAGGTGACCAGAGGCCCAGACCGATTTCTTTAGACGCTTTACCCGCCTTTCCGCTGTCGCGGAGGGGGATAAATTGACACAAATCTGAGTTGTTTTAAATGAGACAAGCCCCGCGCCTTCGGCGCTGTGCATGTCGGCGGCGGGGCCGCTCGCCATGCTCAGAGCCTCGGCCGCGTTCATGCGTCCATCCCAATCAAATAGGCCGCGTCTTCACGAACCCGGGCCATGAGGTTTTGCAGTTCGATGGTGGCGAAATAGGGATAGTCCCCGGACCAATGGCACTCAAGCCAGGACCGGGTGACCACGAAGCGCCGAGCAATGTTGCTCACAAGCTCATCCCACCCACGGGGATAGCGTGGGCGCCGTAAAACTCAGCCGAAACGGGATACGGGTTGCCGTCCGTTGTACGTTCGACCGTAATGACCATCTTTGAAACTTCGGGCGCGAGTTCGGCTTCGGCACCAAGGGCAGCACGAGCAAGCGCGGAGAGAACCGCCAGGCGCGCAATGTGCCCGATTGATTCGACGTCATTGATGTGCATGGCGCACCCCTCAAGCGTTTTTTGCCGAGGGAATCGCGACCAAGCGTGGACGCACTTCTATGCGGCCGTCCCGCGAGATACGGACGCTTGAAGGGTGCAACTGGTAATGACCGCGCGGGTAAGGTTGTTGGTTTTCTTCGAGGGAAATCTCGAATTTGTCAGGAAATTCCCCGAAGGTTCCAGCGTCATCGCATGGATACAGATATGCAGTTTGAATCCGCATGTGATAAGGTTTGCCGGACGTTTTGCCGATGCCCTTCATTTCGCGGACTTCGGGAGAGGGAACAACTATTTTGGTCATTGCTTGGTCGCCTTAAAATTTCCCGTCAGGGATTGATAAACCTCGTTTAGAGGATGTTCTAATTTTTAGAACATGGCGCGTAATGTACTCGAAAGGAGCACAAATGCACAAGCCCGAAAATAATTTTTTAATTGAATTGATCGACCTGGCCAGTAAAGAGGCAGGAAACGACAACAAATTGGCAAAGCGCCTAGAGGTCGGAAGATCAGCCGTTAGCGACTGGAGACACGGACGAAAGCCATGTCCAGCGGGTGACGTAGCACTAATGGCCGAGATTGCCGGGATGGAGCCGACCGTGTGGACGTGCCGAGCCGTGGCCGCGCAGTACGAAGGGACCGAGAAAGGAAAGCGCCTGCGCGAAGCACTAAAAAAAGCCTTGGTAGCGACTGGCGCGGCCGCCGTTTCGTGTTCGGCTACCGCTAGTGAGGCGGTTTCCTACTTTATACGATGTATAGATGGTATATATAGCCCTGCCCGTTTCGATAGGCAATGCCTATGCTGACGCCTTACATGGGGCACGCCGCCCCATACCCCGCCCCGCTTATCCGTCGCTAAT